CCGTGACCCCCACACGCGGGGGGTTTGCGCCGTGGGGGTCGCCCGCGTCGACCAGCTTCTTGAATCCGAAGGCAGCTCCGGCCGCGACGCCGGCAACGACGCCGACCTGGGTCGCGAGCCGCGTGACCATGCCGCCGATCCCCTTGAACCCGGCCGCCATCTTGTCGAGCCCCAGCCGCTCGTGCAGCGTCCCCATCTCCTTGCGGAGCTTGGAGAACGGCTCGAACACCTTGTCGAGCCGATCGTTGATGCGCTTGATCTGGGTGGTCGCCTTGTCGACGGCCCGGATCGATATCGAGAGCGCTACCTCTTTATCGCGGCCGGCCATGGCGCCTCGCTTGCTCGATCCAGAACGCGAACTCGTCCACGTCCATCGCCCAGACCTCTGATGGCTGGATACCCGTCAGGAGGACGAGCGCCGCTACTCCGTCCTCCCACCCACCAGGCATCGCTCGATAAAACCCAGCGCGATCGATACGACCTCGCCGGCGTCCTCCTCGTGGATCTTCTCCATGGCCGCCGCCGGCTGGCCGCACATACGGCCGGCGACAGTCATGATCCCCTCCATCGGAACCGGCTCGCCGACGCGGATCCCCTTCATGTCGCCGAGTTTGCCCTTGCGAAAGGTGAGCTCCTCGATCGTGGTCTTTCCGAACTCGATCGGGTGCGCCAGCTTGATCGTCACCGTGTCCGACATCAGGCGATCTCGTCCGCGCCCGAGCCCTCGAACCGGACTGCGATGTTCGCTTCTTCGGTGTTCCCCGTGCCCTCGCCGGCGAACCACGCATCGTTGAGCACGATGAGCTTGCTGTTGCCGAGTGCCAGGGTCACCGTCGCTTCGCGGACCAGGACCAGCGCGGCCAGGTCCAACGTCTGCCGGTCCGTGATCTCGCCCTCGATGAAGGCGACCTGTGGGGTCTCCTTGTAACCGTGGACGGTGTCCGCTCCGATGATCGATTCGCGAGCCGGTCGGCCGAGGTTGTAGGTGAAATTTCCCTTCGCGTCCTGCACCTCTCCGTTGATCTGGAGGGTGATGAGACCTGCCCTGAGCTGCGCCATGGATGCCTCCTACAGGCGGAACGAAATCTTGGCCGCCGTGACGATCAGCTGGTTGATCAGGTCGGGCGACAGCAGGAAGTTGAGACGGTTGGGATCTGTCGTCGACCGCTCGACGACCAGGTCCGCCTTGAACTGCTCGAATCCCTCGACCAGGCCCAGCGACTCCATCTGGCGAAACCACGCCAGCGACTCGCCCTTGCCGATCTTGGGAGTGATGACCGCCTGGCCGGCGCCGAACCTGGTCCCGTCGTTGGCCAGCTTGTGGCGCGGGTAGCGCGTCTGCATGCGGACCCGCCAGCTGTAGCGGAGGTACAGGAGGGTGAGCATGGTCGTCGCGTCGAGGTACGCGGTGTCGGCCGCGCCAGATGCCGAGACCTGATACGTGGTGATGATGCGGTCCAGTTGGACGACGCCGCCCGCGCCCGCGCGCGTGGTCGAGATCCCGTCGAACAGGAGCAGGTTCCGCTCCGTGAGGTCGAACAGGTCGGTCTCGGCCGGCGGAATCGCGCGCGACATGGCGAGGGTCTGGAACGGGCGGGCCGGGTCGTCCGCGCCGTAGCGCGCCACGATGCCGGCGACTTCGGCCGCGAACTCCATGGGCGGCGTGAGCGGCGTGATGCCCGCCTGCGCCACGATGCATGAGTGCGGGCTGTTCCGCCCGTTGCCGAGGGTGGTGAGCGCGCTGAACGTCCCGGCCGCCGACGTGATGGCCAGACCGTCGATCATTCGCATGGAGCCATTGCGGCTCCTGAGCTCGGTCTCGATCGCGGTCAGGCTGGTCGCGTCCGTGTACGGGTGCGCCCAGACCTGGAACCAGATGTCGCCCATGGCGGCGATTAGGGTGGTGAGGACCGGATCATTGGACCCGCCCGACAGCTGCGCGACGGTCACGCTGGTGACGCCGGCGGGGAGCTTCTCGCCGTCGTTGTAGCTGTGCCGGACGTTGTAGGCGTTCCCGACGGTGCCGTCGTTGCGGAAGGTCAGCGTCACGACGCCGGCGACCGCGGCCGCCGTCACCGGAAGGTCCGCCGCGGCGTTGATCGCGGCCGCGATGGACGCGCCGATCGTGGTCGGGGTGTCGCCGCTCGCGACCGCGACGGGAATCCGCTCGCCGCCGAGGTAGAGCGCGATGGTGCCGGCCGCGGTGGCTGTGCCGACCACGGTGATCGTCCCGGTCGCCTGGACGCCGGCACCGTTGTCGTCGAGGACGCCGATCCACGTCTCCGTGACGCGGTTGCTGGCGAACCACGCCAGCGCCTGGCGATGGAGGATGGATCCGCGTCCGGCCTTGTCGATCACCTGCTCCACGCTGGTGACCTTGTGGAGCGTGTTGGCGGCCGCCGTGCCGGCCGCCGTCTTCTGGCCGATGATCAGGCCTCGATACGGCAGGAGCGCCGGCCCCTGCGAGGCCTGCGACGCGTCGAACTCGGCAGCGACGAATGGGACACGCAGGTTGCTGGGAACGTCGTTGAAGGTGATGGTCATGGCCTACGCCTCGCTCTCGCGCTTGCCTGCGCGCGGCGTGGGCCGCGGCGGCGTGCTGGATTCATCGACGCGGACGACCTCGCCGGCCAGCAGACGGCGCGTCCAGAACGACGTCTCCTCGACCTCGGCGCCATCCTCGGGGAGGACACGCCGGTTCTCCGGATCGCGGATGACGGCACCCGGAACGACTGGTCGGATCTTGATCCTCATGGTCCTGGGATCTCCTGCACCACCACTTCGTCGCGGTGCTGTTCGGTGTCGGGGACGCCGCCCACGACCATGCGGGTCGTGTCGGCGGTGATGAACTTGTCCGGCTCGGCCGGCTCCTCGGGAGCCATCGTTCGGTAGGTCGCGACGTAGGTGAGCACCACGAGCCCGAGCAGCCGACCGCCCTCCTCGACGACCTCCATCACCGTCGTGTCGAGGATCGAATCGCCGACCGTACCGCCGAGATACTGGTCGCGGTGCATGGCAGTCTCGACCTGGAAGGCGAGCTCGTCCATGGCATCGTCGACGTTGTCGTTTGCCTTGACCCATCCCTCGATCTGAATCGGCAGATCGCGGATGAGCGTACGCGGCCCCGTGGTGCTGCTGTCGGCAGAGACGGTGTCCTCGAGGGTGTACACGGAGATGGCCGGCAACTCGGTCGTTCGCAGCGGCACGATCCGGGTTGGGAACACGCGCTGGCCCGCATCCGTCTGCCCGAGAAATTGGGCGACGACCGCGCGTCGGATCAGTGTGCGCTGGTGGGGCATCAGGGTAGGAGCGGCCAGCCGAGTTGGTTGAGGAACACCCGCATGTCCTGGCCGGGGGCGCGGCGAACCTGCTCGCCGCGTGGATCCTGGCCGCCGAGCGAGGCCATCGCGCCGGGCTTGCCGTCCGGGGCCGCTTCGAAGGGGACGTCGATGACATGCAGCAGGAGCCTGATCGATCCCCCGACCGAGCCGTCCGGCTGCCGCTCGCGGATCTTGTAGGCCTTGCCCAGGATGGTGAGGAGCGGCTCGTCCTGGTCCGGGTGTCTTGGCAGGTCCTCGATACGCAGGAAGACCGCCGGGCCACCCTGCTCCACGCCGGCATGCGCGCTGCCCTGGACCAGGACGTAGTTCTCGTCGAACATGCCGCGCACCTCGACCGTTCCGGCCAGCGACTGGTAGGTGACCGCCACGCTGTCCAGGTGCTTCTGGACAGCGCGGTCGACCACCGCCAGCAGCTGGGCGAACGACACGCGCCGATCTCAGGCGACGTTGACCACGGCGTTGATGTTGAGCAGCCGGACCACGCCGGAGGTGTCTCCGCTCGCGGCCGCCGCCATCGCGACGCCTGCGCGCCGGGCGGTCGCCGACGCCGCCGTGGCGAAGTTCCCGGCGGCGCTGTCGAAGTACAGGACCTGGCCCTCGGTCCAGGCTGCGCCGGTCGCCTTCGGCAGCGTGAAGACGCCCTTGAGCGCCGCGTTGTACTTCAGGCCCGTCGTCGTGGACACGAGCGGCACGACGACGAGCGAGCCGACCAGGAGTGGGGTCCCGGCGGTGACAGTGCCGCCCGCGGTGAATTCCGCGACGTCGCCGGGCTGGATGAAGTTGGTGGCCATGTCTCTCTCCTCTGTTCCTGCGATGGCCCGATCGCGCTTGCTCGGGCCGGTATGGCTGTCCGTATTGCTGTCGGGTTACGCGCCGGCGTTGGTGACGGCGGCCTTCGGGTCGGCCATCTGCGCCTTCGCGTAGAGCGAGACCTTCCACTCGACGCCATCGATGCGCCATCCGTTGACGGAGTCCATGACCGGACCGCGTCCGTAGCCCTCGAGGAAGGCCACCACGATCGCCGCCGCCTCGCTCGGATCTGCGAAGAGGTAGCGCCGGGTGGACGCGGCGGCGATCCGCGGCGTCCCGATGACGTCCTTGAAGAGGCCGCGCACCATATTCGGGCGCTGCAGCTTGTTGGCGGTGTCCGGGTCATACTGCGCGTCGTTGATCACCTTGGCCGTGCCGGCCAGGGCGTCCGAAATCAGCAGGATGCTCGGGGTCAGGTCGATGAAGTCGAGGCCGTTGGGGTCCTTCTGCGCACGCATGACCACGCGGTCGGCGTCGATGCCGACCACGCTGATAGCCGATCCGGTGCCGACGTTGGCTCGGTTCGCGTGGAAGAAGGGCTGGCCGTCTCCCTGCGTCGGGCCGAGGCCCGAGTTGAGCGCGAGCAGCGCGTAGACCGAGGTCTCGATCGTCCGCATGGCGGCCCTGCCGAGTTGGGTGGCCATGTCGGTCAGCGCGCCCATGTCGTCGTTGATGATGGTCTCCTGGCTGAGCGAGAACATCTTCCCCGTGCGCTGGGTGGCGAGCGGGTACTTCGATCCGTCGGGGATGACGCCCGTCTTGTACTCGCCGTGCTCGGCGATCACGTCCAGTCCCGGCAGCGAACCCGTGCGGTATCGGTTGCTGGTCCGGAAGTCAGGGACCTCGTCCGTCTTGCAGAAGCGCTCCCAGGTGTTCATCTGGGTCGCGTACGCACCGAGAAGGACCTTGCCCAGCACGTTCTCCAGCAGCGTCGGGAAGTCGCCCGCTGTCTGGTAGCTGCTGTTCCGCTGGTGGGTGAAGGCCAGACCGACCATCTTCATCCGGTCCATGCCGCGGGTGTTCACGCCGGCGCGCTCGAGGCACAGCCGGGCGAGTTCGATCGGCGCGTAGCCACGGAATTCGCCTGGGTCGAACGAGACGCCGTTGAAGGACTGCGGGTCCTTCTTCTGCGCCGCCTCGATGAGCTTCCGTGTTCCAGTCCGCTGGAAGAGCCACGCGCTGGCTCCGCGGATGAACTTGTCGCGCTCGTCGTCGCCAGCCCCGATGCGGACGGAGCCGTCGATCTGGCCTTCGGAGTCCGGCGCCACGAACGCGTCGAACGCCGCCTTGCGCGCCTGCTCGACCTCGACGCCGGCCTCGATCAGGTTGTTGA